AAATAAAGTAGTATATTTGCTTATCATAAATATTGTGTTTTTAAATGGTTTTAGTGAACCCGAAAGATCCTCCGCAGAAATGCCGAGGATTTTTTTTTAAAAATAATTCACTTTTTATTTGGTTATTAAAAATTTGTTTATATCTTTGTACCATAATAATAACAAAATCACTAAAACAAAAAACAAATGGAAACTTTAAAACAACAATACTTAAATCAGGCTTTAATTTATAATAGAAATTTAAAAGCTATTAAAAGACAATTAAACTCAAAACAATTATTTGATTTAAAAAAAGAATTTAATTATTCAGACGATAGTCATTTAGCTAAAATAACAATGTTAAGAGGTATCCAACTTTAAAAATATAGGTCAAACAATAGAATAAAAAGTTTGTTAAATTATAAGATGTAAATTTATAAGCCTATTTTTTAAAAAAAATAAAAATAAATAAATTAATAAATAATAATTAAAAACTATGAAAGCAAAAACACAAATTAAAATCGGGCTTATAATAGCAGCCTATTTTATCATCAGAACTTTAATAAATATTTAATCACTAAAAACAAAAACAAAATGAGCAGAATTAACGAAACCTGGAGCACTAAAGAATTGGTAAACTATTTGAGCCAATCAAACGAAGCATTAAGAGCCGAGAACACCAGGCTAATGGATGAAAACGAAAGGCTATTAAACAACATCGAAGTAGTAGATGCTGAAATAGTATCCAACGGAATGAATCACTATTACCAATTTATGAATCAATTTAATTACACACTTAAAAAATCTTAACAATGGAAAAATTAGAATTAGGCGAAAAACTATCAAAGATTCAGTTTGAATTTAAAGCCAAAAAAAGCAAGTATAACTCATTTGGAAAGTACAACTTTAGAAGTGCAGAAGATATTTTAGAAGCACTAAAGCCAATGAACGAAAAATACAAAGTTTATTTCACGATCAATGAGCAATTAGTAAACGCTAACCCGCCAATGATGAGTTCAGTTGCCACTATTTGCGATTGTGAAAGCGGTTTAACAATAGATTGCCAGGCGGTAGTAGGAATTGATTTAGAACAGAAAGGAATGGCAATGCCACAACGTTACGGTTCTGCTTCATCATACGCAAAGAAATACGCTTTAGGCAACCTTTTACTTATTGATGACACAGCAGACGCAGACGCAACTAATAATCATTCAAACGTCCCAAAAAATGAGCCAAAAGAAAAACTTCTTTTAGTTGAAGGAACAGAAGCATTCACTAAAGCAAAAGATTATTTAGCTGGAGGAGGAGATATTGAATTAATAGAAAAAAAATATAAATTAACAGCCGAAGTAAAAGAGGCATTAACTAAATAAGATGGATATAAACGGTAAAATAATAGTAATAGGAGACACCGAAACTATTGGAGCAAAAGATTTCAAAAAAAGATTATTAGTAGTTCAAACGGATGAGCAATACCCGCAGTCAATACCAGTTGAATTTACACAAGACAAAACAAACCTACTAGACAAGTTTAAAGTAAATGATTTGGTAAAAGTTAGTATAAATTTGCGAGGTTCAGAATGGAAGGGTAAATATTACGCAAACATTCAAGGCTGGAGAATTGATAAAGTAGATTCATTAAGTTTAACAGCACAGCAACAAATGCCGAATAGAGAAGCGGTAAGTTCACAAGAGCCAATAAACAACGCTTTGCCTTATGAAGTAGATGATTCTGGGCTACCATTTTAAAAATTAATTAACGGGGTGTAAAAGCCCCATTTAAAAACACTAAAACAAATGAAAACACACGAAGAATTTTTAAAAGCAATAGCAGTTGTTAAAGAATATCAATTGCAAGTAGAAAAAGAATATAGAGATAAAAAAAAATATTTTTTAAATCTTGATTTAACAGTTTATAATTCTAATACTAAATTATGGGATATAGATATATCTGTACGTTTATTGAATATTTTAAAAGTAAAAGGCTTTACTAATGATTCTACTATTTATGAAATATCACTTATTCCAGAAAATGAACTTTTTAAAATTAGAGGTTTTGGAAAACAACTGCAAAAAGAATTTAAAAAAATAAAAAATTTATCTGGAATTATATGTTAATAGACTACAAACATCAACTATCAATATTAAAGGATATAAGAAGCGGAAAGCTAAAAGAGGGCTATCGGTTAGGCATTCCAGAAATAGATAACTACATACGCTTTAAACCATCAAATTTTAATATTATACTTGGTCACGCAAACGTAGGTAAAACAACTTCGATAGTATATTTGATGTTGGCTTATTCTTTAAAGCACGGTAAAAAGTGGTTAATATGCTCAACAGAAAATGATAGCTATTCATTAATTAGAAAGTTAGTTGAGTTCTTGGATGAAACACCTATAAACCTTGTTTCTGATTCTAATTTTAAAACGCACACCGATTTCATCAATCAGCATTTTAAGTTCGTAGATAATGCTGTAATGTACACTTATATCACAGCTATTGAAATGTTTGGCAAAGTCAAAAAAGAATTTAACTTTGATGGCATATTATTAGATCCGTACAACTCACTTGCAAAAGAGCCAGAAATGATGAAGAACCTTGGCGGTCACGAATACGATTACCAAGCTTGCACAGAGTTGAGAATGTTCTGCAAAGAAAACAAAGTATCAATATGGTTAAATACTCACGCAAACACCACAGCACTACGAATGCTTTATAATTTACAACATCCATTCGCTGGATTTCCTCAACCACCAATGGCAAACGATGTTGAAGGTGGAGGTAAATTTGTAAATAGAGCCGATGATTTTATAGTTGTACACCGTTTAGTGGGGCATTCAACAATCTGGAACCAAACAATGATACACGTACGAAAGATAAAAGAAGTTGAAACAGGAGGAATACCAACACCGTATGATGACCCGATAATATTAACAGCGATGTACAACAATGTTGGCTTTGCATTAAACGGTAAAAGCATACTTCAAACGATAAAGGAATCACAACTTAATTTCCTATGACAAACATACTTGAAGTTCTTTCAAAAAAGCACAAACAATGGCTTGACTATGTTAAATCGTTTGGATGTTCAAATGATATAGCTGAAGACTATGTGCAGGATATGTATCTAAAAATATATAGTTACAGCCAACGAAAGGACAACAATATAATGTTTGACGAAAACCAGGTAAATTTTTATTTTGTTTATGTTGTTTTAAAAAATATGTACACCGATGACTTACGAAAGAATAAAAAGCATTTAACAACCGATTTAAGCGTAGATATACCAGAAGAGATAAAAGAATACAGCGAAGTAGATTTCTATCTTAAAAACGACGCTAAGGACGTTTGGTTAAATAGATTGAATTCAGAACTTGAAAGCATAGAAGACTACACAAGGCAAAAAGCAAATCTAACCTACATTAAATTTATATTTCAAAAGGTGTTTGTTGAGCAAATACAAATCAGCGAATTGAGCCGAGAAGTAGGCATCACCTATTGGAGTTTAAGAAACACAGTATTAATAATTAAAGAACAGATAAAAAATGAAGTACAATCTAAATGAGCAATTTTTGCCAAGAGACAGAGCCATAATTTTATTAAACAAATATCCTATTGACTACATTCAAAATGTAGTGAATGGTTTAATTTACAAAAGCAGAAAAGCCAATGAGGCACAAATCTGCAACTATTGGAATGAAGTAGCAACCGAAATAAAAAAAAGAATATATGGAAAATAGAGACTGGTTAGTTTTAATTTGTGAAATAGCAATAGCATTAATTACTGCAATTTTATTGATAGTTGCAATAGATGAAATTTTACAATGAAAACACGAAAGCAAGAGTTTAAAGAATATTGGGCAGAATTAGGATGGGGCGACCGATTAGAATTTGTGTTTAAATGGTCAGGTATTAAATGGCTGGTCAAAAAGATAAACCCAAACTGCAACTGCGATGAGCGAAAAGAAAAAATGAACGAGTTTAAATTTAAAAGAAAATGAACAAGAACGATAAAACTTGGTGGGCAAAGTTCAGAGAGGTAAAAAGACACTACATTGAAAACGATGAGTACAGAATGATTAGCGAAATATACGCACGTACTTTTAATTTAAAACTAGACTATCCTTGCAAGTGCAACCCAACACGAATACAGGAAATGATAAACAGCCTAAATGTAGTTTATGACAACTGAACAAACCCACAAATGGGAGCAGGGCATAATTGATTTACTTAACCTTGATGGTTGGCAATTAGAATGGACTGGAGGCGATTACGAACACTACGACGCAAAAGGTAAAACACCGAAAGGATATAACTGCATTTTAGAGATTAAAATAAGAAATGAATACTATCCGACCAAACTATTAGAAAAGTTCAAATACGAGCATCTAATGAGCCACAAAGACTGCCTTAAGTTTTATTATGTATTCGATACAAAAGGAAACTATCTTTATTTTCTGGACCAACTAAAACTACCAGAACAAAACAACGTACAAGCTGGAGCCACAACCTACTCACAAGGCAACAAAAACAAAGTAAACAAATCAGTTTATATGCTAACTGAAAGCCAGGCATCAATAATAAATAAAAATACTTTATAAAAAATTTGTTTATAAGTATTTAATTTATATCTTTGTGGAATATTAATCACTAAAACAAAAACAAATGAAAGAATTTTTAGTTACCTATTGGGCTGAAAGAAACGATGAAGCCACAGACATTGAAACAATCATTCAAGCCTATACACTTGCTGAAGCACTTGAAAGGTTTAGAAGCAAAACTTTATACTACAAGTACATTGAATCAATTAAAATGATAATCAAATGAGTTATGATGACTGGACACAGATATACGAGCAAATGAAAGCCGTATTTCAAAGAGACAAAGAATTAACCCACATTGATATATCAATCAATATACAGCCCGTAAAGAGCGAAAAGAAAACAGCTAAAATTTCAATTAAAACATTTAAATAATTATGATACAAGATAAAAGATGGGTATTACTAGAAGAAGGCTACCCGCATACAATTTTACTAGACGAGCAAGAAGCCAACGCAATGAAACAGAAATGGCAAATGGTGCATCCAAAATTGAAGTATTCAGTTTTTTATGATGAGTACTATGAATTTGTAGAGTTTTATTCAGATGAAGAAAAAGAACAAATTAACCGATTAATACCGTGATAGTTTTAGTAGATGCAGACAGCCTAATTTGGTCAAGCTGCTACCGACAAAAAGAGCACGATGAAGACGAACAATACCATACTATTGAAAATGCAAGGTTAAAGTTTGACGAAGTGTTTATGTCGATAGTAAACACAATAGAAGAAATACACGAAGTTGATAGAGTATTAACATTCGCTGGAGCACGTGGTAACTTTAGAAAAGAAATATCAAAAAGCTACAAAGCCAACAGGATAGGCAGAGAAATACCACCGATATTAAACGAACTTCTAGAGCACGTAAAAGAGACATACAATTCAATAGCAGGATACGGAGTTGAAACAGATGATGTAGTTGCCACCTATTGGAAGAACCTAACCGATACATTCGGAAGAGACGAAGTAATAATAGTAAGCATAGACAAAGACTACAAACAGTTACCTTGTATTATTTATAATTACCATTTGAGCCATCAATGCTATTATGATATTACAAAAGAGCAATCATTATACAACTTTTACGAACAAATGATAATAGGCGATACTTCGGACAATGTAAATTTTTGCAAAGGTTATGGAGTTAAATGGGTACAGAAAGCATTTAAAAGCTGTTTAAGCGAACAAAGTTATATAAGGGTAGTATTTCTACTATTTAAAAAGATATACAAACACAAGGCACGTGAGAAGTTTATCGAATGCAAATTATTATTAAAACTAAAAACAGAGTAACGTAAAAGCATATACGCAGTGTGGGATTATGAAAACTAAATTTTAAATTATGCAGAAAAGTTTATTTGAAAACGAAAACTTTGTTGAAGCACTAAACCCCACATTGCGTATATGCAGTGTTAGTGGCAGTTTTTCTTCCATTACTTATAAACAAGCGGTTTATTTTTTATTACCTCGCCATTATTCAGGTAGAAAACCGAGTATTACTTTTTCTTTTGGTTACTTTGAAAATAACGAATTGAAAGCAGTATGTACCTTTGGAAAACCTGCAAGTAATAGTTTATGTATTGGTGTTTGTGGTAAAGAATACAGTGAAAAGGTATTTGAATTAAACCGCCTTTGTGTTGATGGAGAAATAGAAATACAGTTATCAAAGTTTGTAGCTTGGTGTTTAAATGAATTGAAAGCAAAAGATTTAATATTAGTATCTTATGCTGATAGCCAAATGAACCATAACGGGTATATTTACCAAGCTACAAATTGGATTTATACTGGAATGACAAAAGCGAGAACTGATAAATATGTAGAAGGTGGTAAACATTCAAGGCATTACGATAATGAAAAACAAAACGGATTAAGGAAATACCGAAGTGCTAAACACCGATACATTTATTTTGCAACAAGTAAAACCAAAAGAAAAGAGTATATGAAAAAACTAAATTACGGAATTGAACCTTATCCAAAAGGCGAGAATAAAAAATATAAACTTGGTACATTTATCGAACCGATTGTTATTAGCACGGTTGTTTCTTAAAATTGCCACTAACTACTCGCTACACGCATAAAATGTATTACAATTATGAAACAATACACGCAAACAAAGGTAATAAGGATTTCAGAAACACAACACAATACTTTAGTAAAAATGAAGTCTTACAATGTTGATGTAGGTAAGTTTATAAGAGATGCAATAAGTGAAAAGATTAAAAGAGAATATCAAAATTTAACACCAAAAAAAGAAACAATTAAATGCCCATTTTAAAACTAAAAACAAATGAATAAAGCAAAATACATCGGAGAATCAATAAATCAACTTTGCGGAGTTGATATATACGAAAACAAAAGAACACAAGACCTGGTCGATATTCGCTCAATGGCTTGTTTCATCCTGCACAAAGATTTAAAAATGACGTTATATGATGTAAGAGACCATTTTAACTTTTTCGGAAAGACTATGACTCATTGCACAATACACCACAATGTAAAACTATTTGCAGAGGTAAGAAAAAGAAAAAAGCATTTAGAAGCGATTAGAGACACGATAATGCAAACGGTAGACCCGAAGTATAGTTTATTAAAAAGAATAGAAGAGATAAACGATAAAGGCAAAATAGAGCAAATAACCAACTGCGTAAACTATAATGGGTAAGCATCTAAAACTATCTGAACTAGCAAAGGTATGCGGTGTAAAAGTAGATACAATAAAAACAATAATAAAGAAAGAGCGAATAAAGCCAATGAGCACAAGACCTAAAACATTAGACAACGTACAACAAAGTATTATAGCTAGAATACTATTTTTTGAAGGTAAAACAGAATGGTTAATATTTGAAAGTGAAATGAACAAAAATTAAAGATATGCACCCAACAAGAATATTTAAAGAGCCAAAAGATTTATTAAAAGCTTGGGAAGAATACAAAGAGCAATTAAAAATAGAAGCTTGGAATTGGACAAAAGTACAGTATGCAGGTAAAGATGCTGAAAGAAAAGAAGACCCATTTAAATTACCATATACAATGGATGGGTTTAGTGTTTTTTGCTTTAATAAATATGGAACAGTTAAACATTATTTTGACAATAAAGAAAACTATTATACTGACTTCGGTGTTATCTGTTCACATATAAAAGAAGAAATAAGAGCCAATCAAATTACAGGCGGTTTATTAGGTATTTACAATCCAAGTATAACACAACGATTGAATGGGTTAGTTGAAAAAACACAAACCGATATTAATGTGACCAAGTTTGAATTTGATGAGTAATGTAAAAGGTTATAAACCACATCCAAATCAAAGACTGATTCACAACTCAATCAATAATGAGCCATACAAATACTATGTGCTGAATATTGGAAGACAGTTTGGAAAAACGATGTTGGCTATCAATCAAATGTTGTATTGGGCAATCAATAACAAAGGTTGTAATATCGCTTGGGTAACACCAGTGTACAAACAAGGCAAAAAGGTATTTGCAGAATTAGAAAAAGCTACTAGATCAAGTGGCTTTTTCGATTTCAATCAATCTGAATTAACGGTCAAAGGTTTTGGATCTACAATATCATTCTTTTCTGGTGAGCGACCAGATAATATCAGGGGAAATACATTTGATTATTTAATTATAGATGAGGTTGCATTTACAAGAGAGGAACTTTGGAGCGAAGTATTAAGTGCAACCGTATTAGTAAAAGGTAAAAAGGTTGTATTCATAAGCACACCAAAAGGCAAGAACCACTTTCACAGATTATCACTCCAGCCAAACTACGATAACAGATATAAATACTTTCACTTTACTTCATACGATACACCATTCATAAACGAATTAGATTTAGAAGAGCGAAAACGATCACTACCGAACCATATTTTTAGACAGGAATACCTAGCCGAGTTTTTAGATAATTCAAGTGGTTTATTTGCCAATGTAAAAGAATGCATAAAAGAGCCATCACAATCAACAAAATACTTTGGTGGACTTGATATAGGTCGAGCAGACGATTACACCGTATTGACCATTATAAACGAACATAAGCAAGTTGTATTTACAGAACGTTGGAGACACGATGAATGGACAAGGATAATAGAAAAAGTATCAATCAAAATAAACGAATACAATGCAAAGGTATATGTCGAAGTAAACAACCAAGGCGACGTATTTTATGAGATGCTAAAAAAGCTATGCGGACAAAAGGTATATCCGTTTGTTACATCGAGTAAAACCAAGCCTATAATGATTGAAGACTTGGCAGTATTGTTTGAGCAAAAAGATATAAGCATATTGAACACCATTTGGATGATTGACGAACTGGAGGCATTCACATACATATACAACCAGACAACACGTAATGTTCAGTATTCAGCACCTCAAGGAATACACGATGATAGTGTAATTAGTTTAGCTTTATCGATTCAGGCAATAAAAGAATTGAAAAATCGTGGCACGTATTCAGTAAGATAATCAAGTAGTTAGAAATTATTTTAAAAAAAGATTAAAAATAAGTTATAAAAAGTTTGTTTATAACATTTATTTAGTTGTATATTTGTACTCAGATAACAACTAATACAAATCAAAATGCAAACTTTAATAATTGAATTAGAAAACAAATTTACTGGAGAATTAAGAATTACAAAACAACATTCAACGAATGCAACTCCATTTAAAGAAATGTTTATTAAAGGAACTAAAACTACAAAATGGTTAATGGGTGATTGGAATTTATCAAGATGCTATATTGAAACTAAATAATAAACACACTAAAACAAAATATTATGAACTTACTACAAAGATTAAAGCCAGAAGTATTAAAAGCAATGAATGAAGATGCAGAAAAGTATCCTAGTCTAATTGCAAGTATAAAAAGAGCACTAGAACAACAAGAAGGCAGTTCATTAAATTTATCAGTATGCGATGCTTCTTATGTTTGCCAATACAGCAATAAAAATTTTGATATAGCAAACCTATTAGATTGCTTCAATAAATAACCTAAAACAAAACAACGTATTTTAAGCACTCCTAACGGGGTGTTTTTTTTTGCGTATATATTTTATCGTAAAATTAAATATAACACGTTATATCTAAAATAAACAAGTATATGAAGCTAACCGTTCCAAGTTCACTAGATGACATCACACTAATCCAGTATCAAGAATACAACCAAGAGATTGAAAGCAGAAAGAAATTGCCAGATGCAGAGGAATATTTGAAGATAAAAAAGATTGAAATATTTTGCAAACTATCACGTGAACAGGTATTGAATTTAGAATATGAATCAGTCGAAAATATATCTAAAATATTAGATGGCATATTAGAAAGCCAACCCGAATTGGTGCAGAAGTTTACAATTGATGGGGTAAAGTTTGGATGGTTGCCAGAACTAGATAAGATGACCTACGGCGAATTATTAGATTTAAACGGTAATATATCAGAGTGGAGCAATATGCATATTGCAATGGGTGTACTATACAGACCGATAAAGCAAGAAATTAAAAACGGGATGTATAATATTGAAAGATACGAAGGAGACAAGTATCACAAACAATTGAGACAAATGCCTTTATCTGCTGTAATAGGTTCGATGGTTTTTTTTTGGAATTTAGGAACGGACTTACTGGCATCTATTATCAAGTATTTGGAGACGGAGGAGGAGACTTTTCAGAGCCAACTCAATTTGACATCAACTGGAATTGGTATAGCACAATTGACGAACTTGCTGGAGGAGACGTTACAAGATATGAAGCGGTTGA